CTGATAAGTCTTCTGCTGCATCCCGCTATGGTGCTGATAAGTCTTCTGCTGCATCCCGCTATGGTTCTGATAAGTCTTTTGATGCTAAAAAGCGTTATGGCAATGGTGGAATGTTTGGTTATTTTTCTGGTAATCTTGCTGATGCATTGACTGAAATTATAGGAGTTTTTAAGTGATGTATAGTCTTGTTCTTTGTTTGGCTATGTCTGTTGTAGCTGCTGTTTTTTATCTTGTGATTAAAAATCTAATTAGATAAATTTCTTTTATAAAGGAAGCGAAGCGAGTCGCGCCCCTGCGCCAAGCTCCGCTTCTTTTTTGCACTCCTTGCCAAAATGGTATGCAGTTTCAGACTGCATAAAATCTCGGCTGCCGTATCGCATGCCGAACTCGTGCCCATTACCTTCTTGATGTAATGGGCACGAGTGACACCAAGACACGCAAACTTTCGTTCATATTCTTAAATAGCTACCTAAATTATTTAATAAATATACGAATATACGCTAAATTTATATTGACATAAAATAAAAAATATTCTATGATATAAATAAAGTTATAAAAGTACTTAAAAATTAAGAGGATATCGCATCCCCTTATTGAGGTGTTTGCTTTGTGTCTTGTTTTCATCCTATGTTGGCAGTCAGCACTGGTTTAAATTCCAATGGCAAGCGTGATATCAAATTTGTTGCTGGCCCTACCGAGTGGGAATCTTACCCGCCTAACGCTCGTCTAAAGATTCCTTGTGGTCGCTGTGTTGGTTGTCGCCTTGAGCGTTCCCGTCAATGGGCTAATCGTTGTATGTTGGAATTGCAGTATCATGAGTCAAGTTACTTTGTCACGCTGACTTATGATGATGACCATGTCCCTGTGACGTATTATTCTGAGAATGATGATGGTGAAGCTCGTAGTGGTCTAACGCTTCGTTCTCGTGATTTCCAGCTTTTTATGAAACGATTGCGAAAGGAACATTCATATGAGCGTCTACGCTTCTTTGCCTGTGGCGAGTATGGGTCTACTACTTATCGCCCTCATTATCACGCAATTATTTTTGGACTCACTATCGACGATTTGCGACCCTACAAACGTAGCCCCCAAAACTATGATTATTTCATTAGTGATTCTCTTGCTAAGTGTTGGGGTCTCGGCTTTGTTGTGGTCGGTGCGGTAACGTGGGAAACTTGCGCCTACACTGCTCGTTATATTATGAAAAAAGCCCTTGGTGAAGGTGCTGAGGTGTATGACCGCTTTAATATTGAACCTGAGTTTGTGCGGATGTCTCGTAAGCCTGGCATTGCTTATCAGTATTACGCTGACCATCCTGATTTGTATCAGTATGAATATATCAATCTTCCGACCGATAAAGGCCAGCTGAAATTTCGCCCGCCTCGTTATTATGACCGCCTTTTTGATGTTGATAATCCCGAGCAGATGGCAAGGATAAAGGCAAAGCGCCAGCACGCCGCGTTGGTAGATGTTCATAACAAGTCTTTGCAAACGTCCCTTATTGAGCCTGACCGTTTGGCAGTTGAAGAAGCTGCTTTGACGGCTCGCATAAAATCACTTGAAAGGAAGTTGTAAAATGCGCAAGAAAACTAAACCCAAGTTGGACAACAAAATTTTCCGTCGCACCGCTGCCCGCAGTAAGAAGATTAACATTGACCCTAAAATTTTTCGTGGAGGTATTCGCTTATGAAACTCGGACTTTATTCCATCAAGGACGCCAAGACCGGCTTTATGACCCCTGTGCTTGAGCAGGGTGACCCCGCTGCTCTCCGTAACTTTGCTCATGCTGTGAATCAGTCTGATTCTATCATGCATGACTGCCCTAATGATTTCTCTCTTTTCAAGGTCGCGAACTTCGATACCGATAAAGGTGTTGAGCCTGTGACCAGCCCTATTCTCATTGTTGATGCCTCTGAGGTGCTGCGCAATGGCTGAAATGTGTGATTTGTATTTTAATATTGATGTTTCTGAGGCTCTTAAGATTCTTGACGTTTCTCAATTAACTGCTCTTTTGAATGAGTGCAGATATGAGCTTGAAAGGAGAATTGTTTCTGATGAAAAATAAGTTTTTGCATATTATCGGCGCGTTTGTGCTGAAATTCTTTTCCCGCGAAAATGTGTCTGCGCTGGTTGATCAGTTGCTTGATGCTCTCTATGAGAGAGGAGTTGGAAACAAAGATGTTTGATACTCAGTATACCCCGCATAATCGCATTGCCGCCAATGCTGGCTCACCCGTCAAGGTTCTTTACGGCGGTAAGTATGATGCTAACGGCCGTGTTGTGCTTGAGAAGAAAGGTGAAGAGAATCTATATGACTATATCCAGTCTTTTCGCGACTCGGTTGATCTCAACGTTATCCTCGCCCGCTTTACCAACGGCGATGTGGAAGCCCTTAATAAGGCTCAGGGCTTTTATGCAGACGTGACCGATTTTCCGAAGAATATGGCCGATGCTCTTAACCGTATCAATCAGGCCGAAGAGATGTTCAAGGCTCTTCCGCTCGAGACCCGGCAGAAGTTCGATTGTTCGTTTGAACAGTTTCTTGCTCAGTCTGGTACTGAGGATTGGTTGTCTAAGATGGGCTTTGAGACCTTTTCGCCGGTAGAGTCCGAGACCCCACCTGCGCCGGTTTTGCCTGATGCTGTAAAGGAGATCAAGAATGAATCGTAATGTTGAATCGCATTTTGCGCTGAATCCGACTCGTATTGATATGTCCCGTTCGACGTTTGATCGTTCGGCCTCTGTCAAGACCTCTTTTAATGTCGGTGATATCGTCCCTTTTTTCCTCGAAGAGGTGCTTCCCGGCGATACGTTCAATGTACGTACTTCCAAAGTTGTGCGTATGCAGACCCTTCTAACGCCGATGATGGACAATCTCTACCTTGATTCGTACTTTTTCTTTGTTCCGAACCGTTTGGTTTGGAATCACTGGAAGGAGTTTAACGGTGAAAACACTGAAAGCGCGTGGATTCCTACGACGGAGTATTCTGTACCTCAGATTACGTCGCCTTCCGCTGGTTGGTCTGTTGGTACTCTTGCCGATTATTTTGGCCTGCCTACAGGTGTCGGCGGTCTGAGTGTGTCCGCTTTGCCGTTCCGCGCTTATGCACTCGTTATGAACGAGTGGTTTCGCGATCAGAACTTGCAAGATCCGCTTGTTGTGCCGGTTGATGATGCTACGGTCGTTGGCGTCAATACCGGAAATTTCGTGACCGATTGTGCGAAAGGCGGTCTTCCTTATATCGCTGCCAAGTATCATGATTATTTTACGTCCTGCCTCCCCAGCCCGCAGAAAGGTCCTGATGTAACTCTTTCTGTTGCTTCTCAGGGTGATTTGCCGGTATACGCTGGTTCTCAGTCTATTTCGTCTGATTTTAATCAGACTTCGATGCGTATGACTGGTATTAATGGCTTAGGTGCTCAAGCTTCTAATATTATTCTTTCTGGCACTGGTAACGAGCGTGGTGTTGTTGCGTCTAATTTTACTGGTGGTGTTGGTGATAGCAATTGGATTTTAGCTCCGTCTAATCTTTGGGCGCGAAATTCTGGCAATGCTATTATTGCTACTATTAACCAACTTCGTATGGCCTTTCAGATTCAGAAACTTTACGAGCGCGACGCGCGCGGCGGTACTCGTTATATCGAGGTTCTCAAGTCTCACTTCGGTGTGACTTCTCCTGATGCTCGTTTGCAGCGTCCCGAGTATCTCGGTGGTAACCGTGTTCCGATTAATGTGAATCAGGTAATCCAGCAGTCCGGCACTGGCGCCGGTGCTGATACTCCGCAGGGCACTGTTGTTGGTATGTCTCAGACTACGGATTCCAACCACGATTTTATGAAGTCGTTTACTGAGCATGGCTATATTATTGGTGTTATGGTCGCTCGTTATGATCATACCTATCAGCAGGGTATTGAGCGTCATTGGTCTCGTAAGACGCGCTTTGATTACTATTGGCCGGTCTTCGCCAATATTGGCGAGCAGGCTGTGCTTAATAAGGAGATTTTTGCGCAGGGTACCGCAAAGGATAATGAGGTTTTTGGCTATCAGGAAGCATGGTCTGATTACCGCTATAAGCCTAATCGCGTTACCGGTGAGATGCGTTCGGCCTATGAACAGTCTCTTGATGTCTGGCATTTGGCGGATGACTATGCGAGTCTTCCGTCACTGTCTGATAGTTGGATTCGTGAAGATAAGAATACCGTTGACCGTGTTCTTGCAGTTAAGTCTTCTGTTTCTGACCAGCTTTTTGCGGATATCTATGTTTCCAATCGCGCCACGCGCCCGATGCCTATGTATTCTGTGCCCGGCCTTATTGACCATCACTAAATATCATGTTATAGTGGGGGCTGTTGCCCCCACTTTTTTTGAAAGGAGATTTATATGTCTGATTTTTCTGAAGCTTTAAACACTGGTGCCAATCAGATTGCTCATATGCAAGGCGTTGCACAGGCAAATAATGCATGGTCTGCCGGACAAGCTCAAATTCAGCGTGAATGGCAGGAGCAACAGAATGCTAAGGCTATGGCTTTTAACCAGAATGAGGCTGCTAAAAATCGTAACTGGCAGGAGATGCTTTCTAATACTGCTCATCAGCGTGAGGTGCGTGACCTTATGGCTGCTGGTCTTAATCCTGTGTTATCTGCCATGAATGGAAATGGCGCTTCTGTCGGCTCCGGCGCTACCGCTCAAGGTGTGACCTCGCAAGGTGCTAAAGGTGATACAGATACTTCCGCTAATGGCGCTATTGCTAATCTGCTTGGTTCTATCCTCTCTGCTCAGACCCAAATAGAGGCCGCTAATATCAACGCTAAGACACAGGAAGCCGTTGCAGATAAGTATACTGCCATGGAGAAGATTGTTGCTGAGACTGCCGCTGCTGCTTCGCGTTATGGTGCTGATACTTCTTCCGCCGCTTCTCGCTATGGTGCTGATACCTCTGCCGCCGCTTCTCGCTATGGTGCTGATAAGTCTGCTTCTGCTTCTCGTTATCATTCTGATCGGAGTTATGAAGCTTCTCGTTATGGAAGTGATCGCGCTGCTATGGCATCTATGTTTGGTTCTTCTCAGATGGCTTCTGCATCTCGTTATGGTGCGGAACAGTCTCGTCTTGCTTCTCAGTATGCTTCTGACAAGGCTTATGCTGCATCCCGCTATGGTGCTGATAAGTCTTCTGCTGCATCCCGCTATGGTGCTGATAAGTCTTCTGCTGCATC